CTTTTATAATCTAAATAGATTAAATTGGAACTTTACCAAAGTTTTTAATTGGATGGAGAAGGCTCGCGACGACGCATGGTGGTTTCGCGCCGTTAAACTTCACAACCAATTGAAGACTGGTTCATATAAGCAAGATGGAGTCACTTTACCAGATATTTGGGCAGCGTTCAACCTCGCAGAGAGACGTTTACTCGCGGATACTCACCTATATAAAGGTGTTGTCCAGAGACGAATTTTTACTCAGCAAGTGACTCAAGTGATGCAGTGGAAGGAAGATTGGAAAAACGTTTCACAAGAAGGAGCTTCTAAGGCGCAACCATTTGGTGTAACTCTGTTTGGTCCTCCAGGCATAGGCAAGACGGTCGCGATCGAATTTATCGACCGGTGGTTGCACGAGTTATGTGGGATCAAGCAAAGAAATACTGTGTCCGTTAATGATGCGGATGCGTTCGACAGTGGGCTTGACAATTCTACCACAGCGATTAAGTGGGACGATATTGGCAACCTACTGCACAATAAGCGACCCGAACCACTTCAAACAAGGCTGTTGCGGTATGTGAATGCTGAAGTTACTAATTTCACCGGAGCTTCGATTGAGGAAAAAGGTACAAAGTTCAATCATGCCCAACTTTTCTTCGCGACGACCAACTCTCCAACCTTGCAGTCACAATACGAATCTACCGAGCCGGAATCTGCTTGGCGTCGTCTCGGCGTCAAGCTCGAGTGTTCAGTGCATCCTGATTATGCTCTCAAAGTGGAAAAGCGTAAGGGACCCCGTTCTACTATCCCTGCTTCCAAGTTTGCTCCTGCTGCTCCTGACGATGCTATTCAGGACCGCGTCATTTTGGACAAAGAGAAGTTGGATCCTAATCACCAAGGCTTCCCAGCCCACATGCGTTACCGCGCGTACGAGATGGATGCTAATTACAAGGTCAAATACATCACCGACTACATGGAGCACGTTGAAGCTATGCATTACGTGAGGGACGCTTGCTTGTTACATTTCAAGTATGAGCGAGCTCGCATGATCGCATCTCAAACTGCCGGCAACACTAAGTATTGCGTCCACAAGATGATACCAACCACTTGTAGGGAATGCGCGAAATGTGCTCGGCAAGAGAGTGAGTTCCTAACAACCATCGTCGCTCGCGGACTAGATCGAACGCAAGCGTGGGTTTTACACACGCTCAACGACTGGTGCGCGGAAGGTCTCGCCAACCCAATTTTTGAGTGGTCTCGACACATGGGTGTTCTTTCTAGTTCCGTGAACATGTTCCACTGGTTCTTCGGTGTATTAATGTCGGTTGCTTTACTCGTAACGCAAGTTCCAACAGTTACCGAGTGTCACAAGAGATTCTTCTTTTTCAATGAATGCAACACTTACAATGTCTACGAACCTAGTAAAGTGTGTATTCTTGGAGTTGTTACCCTGTTCCTCGTTTTTCTTTTGAAGATGTTCTGCTATTTTCTCTCGCTGCCACACCGTGCGTTGGAAGTTCTTGAGACCCGTACTCTCCGAGAAGTTGATGCAGCTATGGCAGCTAGAC